TAAATGTTTTCTTTTGCCATGGTCTATCTTTAACTTTACCCCAATATTTTTTATTACCCTTAGATTGTTTTGATTTCCATTCTTTAGAGTGTTTTCTTCCAATATTACTTTCAGTTGCAAGTCTTAGATTTCTTATACTTGCTTGTATTTGTGAAGGAGTTTTATTTTTATTTGCCATACTTTGTGCCAATCTTGTTGCCTCAGCAGAACTTATTTGTCCTGATAACATTCTATAAGCAATTTCATCTTCCCATTTTCCATACTTCTCATATAACTTTTTATGTTCTAAAGCATGTTGTCTTACTGTAACTCTTTTTAAGTTACTTTTATCATCTGTTCCACCCATGTGCTTTGGAACAATATGATGTAAATGATATATTCGTTTCATATATCTATTTATAAAGATTTGGATTGCCAGAAGTTATTTTTTCTCGGATTTATCTGTGAACTCGGCGTCTTCAACTGAAGTCACATCTTTATTTTTATTCTTTAATAACTTATGAAGCTCAGAACTACTCCCAACAAACAAAGCCTGTTTGATGTTTGTATTGTTTGTGTTCTTTGGAACTTCTTTAAGACTCTTTAATTTGCCTTGTAAGTCTTGTAACTTATCAACTGTATCAGCAACTTGTTTAATTAAGTTTCCAGCAACTTCGTATGCTCTAGGGTGTTGACTTTGATTTGCAATATCAAGTATGCCTTGTATTGCGTCTTGGCCTCGTTCTATAAGATTGTAATAGTTTTCTCTACTGTATTTGTAGTCATTATCAACATCGCCTTTTTCCTTATCTTCAACTCTAGGAACTGGCGGAGTGTATTCTTGTTTAACTACAGCCTTTGTAACTGGTTTATCGTTAGAGATACCAAGTGCTTCATTTATTTTTTCATCTATACTCATAATATTTCCTTAATTTATTTATCTGTGCCGTCTTCAGGATCAAAATTCTTACTGTCACTAAAATTTTGTATAGTTGTTGTAAATCCAAAATCATCATCAGCATTTGCCGATGTAGGATTAGGAACAGTAATAATTCTTTCCTCTCTAGTGCTTGATGTATCTGTGTCTGTATATAAATCGACAATAGTTTTTTTGATAACTTTGCCACCTTCATTTACAGGACCAAATAGATATGTCTTAGCAGTAAATGACATTGTCCAGTTGATCGCTCTTCTTTGTGTGTATGATCCATCATAGGTATCATCATAAGTTACATTGTTTAATACAATAGGCACATCTCTTTTAATATTCATACTTCTAATTAGATTAACTGTAATGGTATAATCAGGTGCAAAGTATGGCATAATCTGTTCAACAATTTGCAAACCACCTTCAGCAGTTGCTGTAAAGGCATAAAGATTAAAACTAATATTATATGGCACAGGATTATAAACAATATTTACTGTATCATTTGTTGATCCTGGTGTTCTTATTGAAGATAACTTATTTAACTTTCTACTTGAATCATAGTTAATACCTGTAATCTCAAATCCCATTCTAGGCAATGTTACAGCAAACTCTCTATCTTCTAAGTTTGGTTGTTGTTCTAATCTTGTTAAAAACTTTTCTTTAGGTGCGTATGATAGTGGCACTTTTATTTTTTGAATAACTTTATTATCACTATCTGTTCTATGAATATGAATATTATTAAATATTGTTCCAAAAGCAACAACAGTGTTTCTTAGTGTTTCATGGTAAAAATATGGTTTATTAAACATTATAAGAATCCTTCTGGATCCTTAGGATCACCAAATGGGTTAAGTTCGCTAAAATCTATTATATCGTCTGTTGTTGTTTCAGTTCCAAAACCAGCGTCTGCCTCAAATGTTTCATTGTCAGCATACTGTCTTGTTTGTTCTTCATACTGATACTCATCACTAATAATATGATGACTTTCACTAGCAGATGATGTTTCTAAAACTAATGCACCTGAATTATCTTCCAATAAAGTTTTCCATTGTAAAATATCTAATGAGTATTTTGTTTCTGCGTCATCCATAACAGCATTACCAGTTCGTATTCTTTCGCCAGAATATTCAAATCTAGTACATCTTAATTTATAGATAGGTAGATTTCCTAATTGAAAAAACGGTTGTTGATCTTCAACAAACTGTATTTCAAAAAATGAATTCATTAAAGGAAAGAATATTAAATCACCTTCGTTAGGTCTTCCTTCAGTTATTTGTGTTGCAGGATTATCAACTTGCCATTGCCATCTTCTTTTTGCAACAACAAATGTTGTATCTTCTCTTATTTCTAATCCAAACTTACTAATTAATTCTTGTTCGCCTTGGAAACCTTCAGTTGTTTCCATATACATTTCAACTAAGTATGAATGATCAAAACGACTTAAAACATCTTCACCTAAAACTAAATCATGGTTAACTAGTTTTCTAGGCAGATAATATACATCGTGGCCAAATATCTTTAAAGACTCTACGATTATGTCTTCGTGTAAGTTTTGTTCAGACTCGGAACCAATACCCATTCCGTGCTGAAAGTAATGATTAACAGCCACTTTATCTCTCCTCTATTATCCCACCATGTATGTTACAGGTGATTCGAATGTGCCTCTTATTTGATCTTCAAGTGTTTGTATCTCTTGGTTTGCCTGTTGATAGATTTCTAATCCGTTAAGTGTAACACCACCTATCATTTGAACTCCACCAAATTTAGACAAATTAGTTCCCCATTGTTTTTTAAATAAAGATGTTACATATCTTTTTAAATACATATCATTGAAAACATCTGTATTTTCTGTTGGGTCTAATTTTCTATAACACTCAATAACTAGATACTCGCCAACTTGAATATCAGTTTTCCAATCCATTCCAATATACAATCTGTTATTATGCATATTAAAATCAATAGGTTTTTCACCAACAAGAATATGATCTAACATATCTAAATGCCTCATTACCATATCGTAATGAATAATAGATGTTGAAGAAAAATCATATAAGTCGTTTAATCTTAGTTGATATCTAACATCAAACATATTTTGATTTCCTCTACTTGATAAAGGAAATATTCTTGTCACAGCCAACACTGTTTCAGGAACTATAATATAGTTGTTTGCCTGTTTATATGTTGAAGTTACTGATCCTTTAGTTGCAGTAATAGTCGAGTCACCGTTTGGCGATAAAATTCTGTCTTTGTCTGCTTGTGTTACTTGATATTTAAGATATACTCTTTCAACACCATCGTAATGATACTGAGCAAAATATTGTAATGCCTCATCCAATCTATCTTCTAGTTGGTCGTCATCAACATTTATCTCAATAACAGGCTTACCTAGTGTTCTTAAAGCATACTGTTTTAGTTGTTCTCTACTTGCTGGTTCTGCCATAAAAATATCCTTTTTATACTATTTATATGACAAAATATCTATATTATTCGTATTTGTAGTTAAATGTTTGTAGTTCCCATTTGAATAACTGTTTTACTCTTTTTTTCATGTCTTCATGTGTATACCAGTCATCCAATACAATATCTGATTTACCTTTATGTAAATGGGGCAATCCTGTATATGGCACACCTATTTTCTTACAGATAAACTCCATCTCTTGGTCCATATTTTCAAATTTTGCAACATGATTTGCTAATATTTTTGCACCTTCGGTATACATGTGTCTATCAGTAGGTTTAGATGGATGAAAAATATAACTTTTAAAGGACATATCTTTAAACCACTTATGTGGTTCTATCTCGGTATATTTGTGATGATACAAATAATGTGATATGCATTTTCTATATGGATTTCTTTCAAAGCAAAATACAAAATAATCTTTTAATTTATCTTTTGTTATATTATATTCTTTACTTTTTCTTAATGCTACTTGCAATGCAACATGTGGATTTTTTGCTTTTCTATTATCATTGATACCTGGAAAATTTAAACTAGTCATTTGACCAGCAAAATCTATTTCAGGATCAATATGATTAGCAAAATATTGTTGAACTGAAGCACTAGCAGTCTTACGGCATCTTAAAAATATAAACTTCTTTGAGTGACTTATAATCATAATATAATAATTTATACTTACGATAATTCTGCTATTTTAGTTTCTAAAGTAGTAATATGTGTATTTAAACGTGTTTGATCTTCAGCACCTAAAGAAGAAAACTTAGTATCATTTGATTTAATTCTATTAAGTCTTTCTTTTTTTCTCAAAAACTTCTCTTTTTTATAAGAGTCGGATTTGTCTGATTCAGAAACTTTAGTTGTTGTTGATATAACTTTGTTTAATTTGTCTATAACTGCCATTTTTATTCTCCCTTTTTATATACTATTTATAAGAAATCTTTGGCAACCCTAACATAGGGCGTTTATCAAATATATTCTTATCAGCAAATGGTCCGTTAACATGATTATAATGTAAAAACACTTGTCCACAAATGTTTCCTTCAAATTTCTCTCTCCAATGTTCTAAGTCACAACCACTATAAACTAACATATCACCTATACCTAGAGTTATTTCAGTATTATCTATAAAGATTGACCACGGATCACCACCTAAATGTAATGTTGTTGATATTTCGCAACTAGGCCTATCTTTATGTTTTTTTAAAATAGAACCCTTTTCATATACTCTCGTATAAGAATATGTTGGTACTAAATCTAATCCTGTTTCTTCTTTCATTATAGGTAAAACTTTCATAAGTAAAGTTTCCATTACATGATCACCATATTCAGAATATACGTTTGGAACTTGTTGATCGGTCCAAGTTCCGTAGTGACCATTATCTGCTGTAATATTATTTTTATACATAAAATTAACAGCGTCTCGTCTTAATAATTGATAGTTAAATATAAAGTTTGCTAAATCATATGAAATTGCATTTTTAATGACTTGATATTTTTTTTGTTTAAATTCTTGTTTCATACCATTAATCCTTTTTGTAGAAAATTAAAACTTATACTTATTCTTATATCTTTAGATAAATTAGGAGATACATGATGCCACAACCAAGCAGGAAACATTATAAGTCTTCCAGGTGTTGGTTCTATTTCAATAGATCGACATAAGTGCTTAGGTAAATTACCTTTTTTTCTAATTGGCATAACATGTTGTATTCCTGATCTAGGATCATCACAAACTAATCTACCTGAATTTGGATTAGATTTTACATAATATACACCACTAAATAAACTATTAGCATGAACATGAGGCATATTATATTCACCTTCATAGTTTATATTTGCCCACATATTACCCAAAAAAGGTTCACTATCTAATAATTCTTCTTTGTATATTTCGTGTTGCATTTTATAAAGTTCATCTATCAATAATTTATATTCTGGTTTTTTATGCATATCTGTCGTAGAATGCCATCCATTAACATTTGTTTTATTCACTCCTCTATCATTTTTAGACCACTCAACAATATGATCAGCTATAATATCGTTATTTAATTGTAAGTCTTTAGCGTATATAGTTGTAGGAAAAACTTGATCTTTAATTAACATATTATCTTAAAGGTGGACCTCCAAACCAAACTACTAAAGATTTTCTATTACCTCTTATAACAGGTGTAACTCTATGATTTATAAATGAAGCAAAAAATATAGCATTTCCTTGAGTCAAATTTGCTTTTTTACCAGGTTCGATCAACTCTAAATCACCACCCTCAAATTCATTTTCTGGTGATAATAAACACGTCATAGATATTTTTCTTACTGTTGGTTCTTTTGACATTTCAATAGAACTGTCCGTATGCCAATTATAAAATTGACCTTCAGAATATTCTGTATATTGAGCAAGTTCTGTCAATTGTACTCCATCAAATCCAAAATGATTTAGGTTAACTGAACTTATAACTTCTTCTAATCTACGATACATAGGTTCTAATTTATTAAAGGGTATCCAAGATATGTGACTTATTCTTGTTTTAGTATCATTATTACTTTCTTCATATATATCATTACCTGTTTTTCCTAATTGACGTGGTTGTGATCTACCACAATTTATAATATCATTACATTGTTCAGGAGTAAAAATAGGTTTTTTTGTTTCAACAACATATGACTTCCATTTTGGTTCATATATTATTCTAGGTTTTTTGTAATATCTATTCATCTATTTATTACAGGGTTATAATCTACATCACAGTTAGCTGCTAATGTTCTTCTAGTTTCGTTTGTGCCATTAAAAGGATATACACAGTGTTTCATATCATAAGGAAATACATAAAAATCTCCAAGATTCATAGGTGGTTGATAAGTTGATTTTCCAAATTGACCGTTTTCAGATGAAATTATTTGCAATCTACCATTTGTAGGACTTTGTTCTGCTGAATATTCTTTTCCGTAAGTATTAGGTAATTTTAGAATCATTACACTTGATAGTCCTGTAAATAAACTACCATTATGTATATGTAAAGGATTATATTCGTTTTGTTTCATTTCATTTATCCATATGGAATTTGTTCTATGTTTAAAATTACTTATTTTATTATATATTAAATAATGTTTAAATATAGAATTAAACCACTCTAATATATCTTGTGGTAAAAAATTATGTCTTTCTACTATTTTGGTGCTTTCTCCATTATAATAAAGAGAGTGTTCATTTTGTATTTTTCCTGCTAATCCTTTATTGGCAGGTATAAGTTTATCATATTGAGTTTCATATATACGATTTATTGTTGAAAAAATATCATATGGTACTTGATATTTTATTAAAGTTTGTCCAAAATGTTTTACTTGAAATTTCATAATTTTATATGACCATATTTTTTTATAATACTATCTGGTATCATTTTTTTATAAGGATTATCTTCTAATTTAATTTGAGACCTTATTGTATGTAAATTGTTTCCTAAAACATCATCATTATAACTCATATCATTTAAACTATATTGCTCTATATGATTATAGTTATGATCAAAGTATGGTATATTTAAAAATGAATAAACTTTTTTAATCTCTTTTTCAGGATTACTTACTAAATTTTCATATCTTATAAAGTGACATTTTGATCTATTTTCCGGTGTTAATGCATTTTGTATAGCATTCAATGATTTTGCAATTATACCATCTTTATTCATTAAACGCATTATTTTTTCTTCCACCGTTTTTAAACCAGTCTTATTAATAAATGCAGTTGGTTCATTTTCAAACCATTTGATATATGAAGCAATTACATCCATTAAATCTCTCCACAATATAATACACTTAACAGGCTGATTTAGATATTTTTCAATCAATTTTTGATTGCCAGTTGTAAGTGCAGGTCCTCTTTCAATAATGTACTTTTGAGGCCAATGTTCGTAATAATTTTTACAAACGTTTCGTAAAACATTATCTAAAGATTTATGATCTGGATAGTTACAAAATGTATCTGTTTTTTTTAAAAAAAAAATATCTTTATATATTTCTAAACAAATAGAGTTTGCAGTAACTCCTATATCTGGATTTTGATTCATCAACGAACTAAAGAATGTATTGCCTGAACGAGGTAATCCTATCAGATAAAAAAGCTCTTTGTTAAAATCATATATCTTCATAATATTAAATAATAAGTTTATTTAATTATTTATTATTAGGTTTTGTGCTTATATTACCAGACAAAGTTAGGTGTAAATCTTCACTTTTTTGAGGATTTGGTTTGTAACCTAATTTAGCTTTACCTTCATCACTATAAGGCAATAGTACACCTTCTTTTTCAAGTCGTTCTAATGTTTGTAATTGTCCGACGGCATTAAACACCTCAGGTTGGGATGATCCAGGAGTTAATGTTTTAACTTTGTTAGTCAACATCATTTTATAAGATTCCGCTTGATGTGTATTTACATTTTTTGTATCAAAAGAACCATCATCATATTCTTTTTTTAGTTTAGACCATTGATTTATTTCTCTCATACGATCTTTAGCAATTAATTCTGTATTTGCTCTACCGTATAGTTTTTCTTCTAACTCAATCTCTAATAGTTCTTTCTCTAATTCGTCAGCTTCTTTTTCAATTTTCTTTTTAAGTTTTTTAATTTCAACTTCATTTTTTCTATAATCAAATGAAATTGACATTAAGTTTTCAAAGAATACGTTTTGTTCTCTTACACATTGCCAATACTTTGCCGCTTTTGTTGGAAACTTAGCGTCTTGTAAAACAGACATTCTCATTTCTGTTTCTGTTCTAAAAACTTGTTTTTTGTGCCAAGTATCTTTTAACTCATCTTTTAAATCCATAAGAGATTTAAAATCGTTTGTGTCTAATATATTTGATAAATGATTAACGTTTGCTTCTGAAGCAGATATTATATCTCGTTTTTTATTTTCATTACTCACTTAATTTCCTTTCATTATAAAGCATACTGTATGCTATATTATTATTTATACAATATAATTAACTTGATGATACAGTTTCAACAACAGTACCTGGACCTGAATATTCTTCAGTACTATTCAATCCTATAAACCCACCAATAGCTAATCCTGCAGATAATGTTCCTGCTCCAGCTAAATAACCTCTACCTGTTGACAGATTTCCACCAGCAGTCCATGAAGATCCATCATAATGTTCAGTAGCAGCAACTGAAGGATCCCCACCAAAGACTAAACTTGCTGTTTGTGTTCCTTCACCTCCCATTGCGTGTAGATATCTACCTGTATTCAAACTTCCGCCAGAAGAAAAAGCTGTACCGTCATAATGTAGATTTCTATCATAAGCAGGGGTATTAAGTCCTCCTGTCACTAGAGCTGCAGTTTGAGTGCCAGCTGCGGCTACAAAAGAAAAACCGTCTGAATTAGATCCACCAAGTGTCCATGATGTACCGTTATATTCTTCGGCATTCTGTTCATCAGAACCTACAGCTAATGCTGCTGTTTGAGATCCAGTACCACTAAAACCACGAGCAGCGTTATTCAAAGTTCCACCTGATGTCCATGATGTACCGTTATATTCTTCAGTGCCTGAGGAAAATGCTAAAGCTGCTGTTTGAGTTCCAGCATCACCTAAATCATACTTGCCTGATCCCATATCTCCACCAATTGTCCATGATGAACCGTCATATTCTTCAGTTCGAACTGCAGGAGAGACTGGTAAAGTTGATTGTCCTCCAAAAGCTAAAGCTGCTGTTTGAGTTCCGGCGCCACCACCATACATTACACCATGACTTAAATTACCGCCTGCTGACCAACTACCACCAGTTTGAATACTTGATATTTTAAGCGCACTAGTTGTTGTATTAAACCAAACCTGCCCATTTAACGGATCACTAGGATCAGAGCTTACTGTCTGTATGGTTTGTCCGTGAATTTCTTTATAGTCTGACATTTTTATCTCCTTATTCTACTAATGTTATATCAGTAGGTCTTTTTCCAAGTCTACCTTTTTTTTGTTCAGCAGTTTCACCATCTACATTATTATTATCCCATGCTGTTTGTTGAGTTGATATTTCTGCACTCACAATTGTTTGAGCTTCATCTTTTGTTTTAGGAGATCCTAACACTTTATTAATCCAAAGATTTGCTTTTGGTGTGAATGCTGGTACTCTCCAAACATTACCTGGAAATCCTGTGATAGAAAATGCTCTAGATTCTTCGTGTGTTATAAACCCTTTTCCCCAATTTTCTGCTAGACAATATTGATATGTTTTTGCCATTTTATTATTTCCTCTTGTTTAAATTCTATTTACTTGTTAATAACCATCCTTGCGTTGAGTCTACATAAACTAAACTATTTGCAGCTCTTTCAACTGAAACTGTTAAATCTGTTGCTGAACCAGCTATGTTTGATCCATTTCTTGCTATAGTAATTGCATTTGTATCTGCTGTTCCAGCATAATCAATAAATGCAACTTCATCACCTTGCGATGGAGAAGCTGGCAATGTCATTGTGATAGATGCACTAGTTGTGTCTATAAAATATCCTTCTCCAGCAACTGCTGTGAAAGCTGATGTTTTAACTGCTTGCCATGAAGTACCACCTGATACATCTGTAAAGGATAAAGTACCTGATCCATTTGTTTTTAAAACTTGATCTGCTGACCCATCAGCATTTGGAAAAGTTAATCCGTCAAGGACAATGTTTCCTGTTCCATCTGGTGTTATTGCAATATTACCATTTGAAACTGATACAATAGAATTACCATTAATATCTAAATCCCCGCCTAGTTGTGGCGTTGTATCATCTACAACTTCACCACCGGCACCCACCGTAGTGCCACCTGCGGTTGATCCATCATGTACTCTAATTTGGTTTAAAGAAGTATCTATTGACAACTCACCAGCAGCACCAGTATAAGCGTTGTTCTGTGCAGTTGTTCCTCTTCTAAATTTTAAAATTGTTGGCATTTAATATCTCCTATACTTATTTATATACCACTATCTTTATATTTATATTTTTTTATTAAGATAGTTCTCCTAAATCTACATTTATTAATTCATTTACTGGATCCATCAAACTATATTGATAACTAGATACAGCAACACCAAAAGCGTCAACACCGCCCGATTCGAATGGTGTTTCTTGTGTAGTTTGGTCAGGATCGTAACTTAAATCAAAGTTACCCTCTGATCCAGGTGCTATGGTTATAGTTGAATCATTGAAAAATGATTGTTCGTCAATTTTGTGTTTATGTACCCATCCTCTAGTGCTATCTACATATACTAAAGTAAATCCAGCACCTTCAGTGCTGACTGGTAGATCAGTTGCTGAACCTTCAATATTATGTGAATTTCTACTTACTGTTAAATTATTTGTATCAAATGTATCTCCATAATCTTTAAAGTGAACATGATCCCCTATACTTGCTGACGCAGGTAAAGTTGCTGTTATGGCAGCACTTGATGTGTCTATAAAATATCCTTCTCCAGCAACTGCTGTAAAGTTTGCTGTACATATTGCCCATGATGTAATTCCAGCTCTGTCTGCCGCTACAAATCCTGATCCATTGAAACATAAAGTTTGTCCTTGTCCTGCTGACAGTCCAGGTATTATTAGTTGATTGTGAGATGAGTTACCTATAATAATAGTGTTTGAACATGTTCCATCTAAAGAACCACTAAAGTCGGCATTGTATCCTATAATAATATTATTTGATCCTGAATTGTCATTTGCAAGTGATTGACCAGCACAAATACCTATGACTACGTTACAACATCCTGTTACATATTGTGTACCATGATATCCAGAGGTATGTCCCAAAAACATATTACATTTTCCAGTTGATACATCACCACTTAAATGCCCTATTGAGATGTTACATGCACCTGATGTAAGACTTCCTGCCGCTCCATTACCTATTCCAATGTTACCACCGGCACTACAATCGCCAGACACATTTCCTCTAACAGCATAATTTCCAATAGCAAGGTTATTACCACCTATAAGATATTGAACAGCATTCTGTCCAATTACTACTTGATTTCCATTAGTAGTTGCTCGTTCCATTGCATATGCACCTATAGCAATGTTGTGATCTCCTGTTGTTAAATTAAATGCAGTATCTCTTCCAATAAGAATGTTACATTTTCCTGAACTAGCTAAACAGAATCCAGCACGTTGTCCAAGTGCGATGTTATAACATCCTTTACTATTAGTTCCAGGAGTGCATCCACCCATAACGCAAAATCCAACTGCAACGTTATGATTACCTTCTTCTACTTGAGCTAAAGCGCCGTTTCCTACCGCAACGTTATTACAAGTAGATGAACCCTCTAATTTCATTCCAGCACAAACACCTATTAATGTGTTTCTATCTGATGATGTTAAAGAACATCCAGCAAGATGACCAACTACTGTGTTGCATAAACCACCTGATGATAAACTACATGCAGTGTTAGAAATATAAATGTTACATAACGCACCACTAACTAATGGATCCCAATTGCAACCACTTGAATCTTTAAATACTATATTGCCATTTGCTGAACAATATGTTAAAACTTGGCCGTCTGTAGCAGATGATTGAAGCCCTGGTATTCTTAAAGAAATGATATTATCATCACCTAAAGTTATTTCGTTTGAAACAGTGGTACTAGAAGCTTGAGAGTTAAATCCAATGACAGTGTTATTTGATCCTGTTATTAATAAACAACCAGCATCTGTTCCAAGAAAGGTGTTATTAGATGATGTGCTAGCACATCCTACGGTAAATCCACTGTTGTGTCCAAGAAAGACATTTTTTTCTCCTTGGTTTAAACGTGTTCCTGCATACACACCCACCGCAGTATTTTTATTACCAGAAACAAAACATAAAGAATCACTACCAACAGCAGTGTTATCGCAAATATTTAAAGGAGATCCGCTTGTATCACAGCATCTCCCCATGCTACCCATTGCATTATAACCAATAGCGGTGTTGCACTCCGAAGATGTTTTTCTAGCATTTGCATAAGCAGATCCTGCTCCAGTTGAACCGGCACTATAACCAATATAAGTGCTGTAGTTATTATTTGCAATCGAGTATGCTGCTAGTCCACCAATTACAACACTATCTGATGTATAATCATTCCGTCCGGAAGCATTAAAGCCAAGTACTATACTGCTGAGTGTGCTATGACAATCAGAAGCTCCATATGTTGATGGCCCACAACAATAGGAATCATCTCCTGTTCCAATTCCTGTTCCAACAACAATACTACAATCAATCATACCTACTGGTTTATCTTTATACATGTTATCTCCAGCAATGAAAGAACGAGATATATAACCACCTCTACTAGAGCAACATGTATTAGGTGTTGTAGCACAATTCATTATATTGTAACCAAAAATTTGTGAACATTTTACAGCGCCGGATGCTGTGTTAGAATAATTAATACATGATCCAAGTACAACAGACTTTTCTAATCTACAATTATAAGGAGCTATGCAATTACCAATTAATGTATTATAATTTCCTGATCTTTCATCATAAGGAATTGCTGATTGACCGTTACAAGTACAAGTACATCCCCATGTACAGATATATGAAGCAGAACAAGTAGCAATGTCATTTCCTATAACTGTGTTATTATGGGACATAGTCTCATTTGGAAGAAGATTATTCCCTATAACTATATTTTTTTCTGTTGATCGTGTAACTGTTGGATATGAAGAACCATCCCAGCGACCAACAAATGTACATTCATCTGAAGCACATAAAGAATTTTTACCTATTACTATGTTAGATGAAGGTGTTGTAGCACAACATAAAGAATTTTGTCCGATGGCAACGTTATCTGTTCCATCTTCGTTTAATTTTAATGATAAACAACCTACGGCAATGTTATTAGCACCAGTTGTAAGTGAACAACTTGCGTCTGTTCCGATATGTAAGTTATCAGATTTTGAAGCAAAAGGCCAAGAAATTGTTCCGTCAGTTATTGTAGATGATCCACATGTAAGTGTACCATCAGTTGTTGTTTGAAATTTTACTGAATTGT